ACGTGCAACTGTGCGTCGGCGTTAGAAACATCGCTATCTAGTGGCATTGTCCTTGCTCCTGTGGGGATTACAGGTTGTTGACCTGTGTGATGGTACAAATGACCGAGGGAGTCGCAGGCCATACGCTTGTGGCGCTGGCCGCGAGAATTCTAATCGTTGTGTCGTCCGTTGCCCACATCAACTCAACGTAGTTGGTGGGTTCTAGTTGAATAATAAAATTCCACGCGGCAACGGTACGCGCCGCCGTGCCTTGGATGGCGATATTGGTTGCTGTATTGTCAACGTTGGTGCCGTTTTTACGCAACCAGATGTAAATGTTTCCCGTGCCGCCCGAAGTTTTGTCTAGCTGTGCCGAAAATTGCACGTTGTAAACGCCTTGGTTGTCTACGACAAGCCGAGAGGTAGGCGATCCGATAGACACGCCATTGCTGCTATCGGTGGTGTTGAAAACCATGCCGTAAGCGGTATTGATAGACGCCGCCGTTTGTAGCGTGGTGTCGCTAAACGCACCGTAATGCAGAATCGGCACTGAGCGACCAAAACCTTGCAGTTCTTCCCATAGCGTGTTGCTCACGGCATAAAACATGGCCGAGCAATCCACATTGATTGTTCCTGATCCTGCCGTGTTGATCGTGTCAGTTGCGCTGTACGGGTACACCGTTAGCGGATTTGCGCCGCCGTTACGAATAATAATCGTCTCGCCCATTTCGGCCTTGGGCAGCTTAACGCCTGCGCCCGAGCCGGTCGTCGTGACGTTGTTATAGACGTAGGTCAGTTGCGTGGCATTGCCTGCCGAGGTGCCAGCAGCCGTCACCGCAGCGTTACCGTCCCCGCAGATAGATACCGTGGAGAGTTGGTTAACGCCCGACCCCAATACTCGGGAAGGGATCGCCATTAGGCCGCCATCGCCCGTTCGCGCCTAACACGCAGAATCTCTGCGATTAGACCGGGGCCGTGGGCTTCAATGTTGACATCGCCCATGACCTCATAAATCTTCTGAAACTCGTTGGCTTGCTGGGCCATAGCGAGGTTGCAGTTGAACTTCTTGCCGGTCGGGCCGCCTACCCAAATGTCTATGGTTTGGCCTGCCTTGTCGCCCGTGAACCGCTTTACGCCGTCAGCACGGTTGCAGGAGTCATAGCCATATAGCGTGAAGTGTCGGAATCCGAGGATGTAGCCGATGTTGATGGCTCGCAATCCTGATGTGGTGCCGCCGCCAATAGCAAGTTTGCCGGGGCCGATAGCCTGCATCTCTGGGCCTTCTGCCCATGAGTGCCACAGCAGCACCTTATGATCTTTAAGGTAGTCAAACGTAGTCGGTGGGCAACGTGACGAGGGCATATACACCGTATGCTTGTTTAGCCGCTGTATGCCGCTTGTACGGTCACGCGGGTCAAGGTTAACCCACAGGTCGGGTTCAACCCCGTTTTCCACCAGAAAGTCGTGTGCGGCTTTGATAGCCACAATCGGGCGACCGGCTCGGCGGTGCGCCTTAATCTCGTCAATGTAATCGGGCATAGACCACCCGCTCGCCACCAGCACCATGTTGCCATCGTGTTTGATGGGAGCGAGGGTCAGTTCTGGTAAACCACGGCCAAGCGCCGAGCGGATATTGGAACAAAGTTCCTCTGCCGTACCCGCCGCTTGAACCGTGATTTCCAGAGGTTGCATCGTTAGAAGCCCACGACGCCCGTCGCAACGTGCGGGTAGCCCGCAACGCAGGTCAGAGCGGTAGCACCCGACGCCGTGGTAAGGGCAACGATGCCCTCCACCAGACCGCCGGTTACCGTGGCGTCATCAAGCGTTCCCGCCGTGGCCGTCGTAAAGAGCGGCACAGCCGGGAGGCACGATGCGGCAAGGTTCACGACCGGCTTACCGCCGATCTGCACCCAACCGTAGGACCCCGACGCAATGGAAGCCTGAGCAAAGCCAATGACCTTGCTGTTGGCCGAGTTGGTCGTGGTCAACGGGACAACGGTGTTGTCGCCCTTCACGGACACCGCCATGTAGGTGCTGACGGTTGACGCCGCCTGCACATACACAGCCTGACCGCCGTCATCCAAGTTCACGGTCGTGCCGGTCTTGAACGAAGCAGAGGTATCGGTGTAGGTCAGAGCAACGCCGATCAGATTACTCGTAGAAATAGCCATGTTGCGTTACTCCTTTAGTCAATCAACACGCCTTGGAATTGAGCGCCCGAGCAGGTCAAATTGCCGGCCCAGCCAATCAATTTCACAATCGCGTCTTGGTTAACGGCCTGTCGCTCGCCGCCAATCGGCACAAAGTTACGATCTTTGTGCGGGCGGAAGTGCAGGTACTTGGTGTTTAAGAACCACATATGGTTCGCGTTGCCCGCACCCGAATTGTAGGTGGAGGAACCGATACCACCGTCCAGCACAACGTCAGACGCCATGCCAGCGCCGTAGTACTTGAGCGAAGCAAAGCCCGCGCCCGCCAAGCCGGAACCCGACTCGGTGATACGCTGGATGGCCTGCAACGACTGCAAGTAATAACGGTAGTAGTTGTTGTCAGCAACGATCAGGTCAGGCTTGTCGGTTCCACGAACGAGCTGGACAGCGAGAGCGTCCATGTAGCCCTGAATCGTGGTGGACGACACAACGCCCGAGCCGCTGACCGACGCATCAAACACCTTGGACTGCCAGAACGACCACACGGCGCGGTTGATGCCGCCGTAAGTGCCGGTAGTCGGGTCATCGGGAACAGCCGCAGCAAGACCCGTCAGGTTCTTACCCGCGTTGCCCGTGCCGTCGCCGTACAGGTCGCCCGAGATGCGGTTAGCAAGCTGGGCTTCCGCAACTTCCATGCGACCGTCAAGAAGGTCAATGATGGCCTCCTTGCCCGAGTTCTGGATCATCTCCAGACCCGAAATGGTCACGGCAGAAGCGTACTGCGTGATGCTGAACTGCGCCGACGAAATCGGGCTGTTCTGGCCGACGTTCAACACCTCGTATCCCGAGTAGGAATTCGTGTTGTTGGTGGTCGGATCGTTGTACATGATTTCTTGCAAAATCACGTTACCGCCCGAGAACGTCTTGACGTTCCCGCGCTCCTTGAGGCGACGAAGCAACGCGTTGTTGTTCGTCACGTTGTCAGCGAGTTCACCGCTACGGCTCTGAATAGTCGTGGCAATGATGTCGCTGATGCTTGAGTTGGCAAATGCCATTTGATTACTCCTTCATCAGTTAATTACAAACGCGACTCTGTTTCGGAAAATGCTTCCTCTAAGAGTGCGCGACGATTTGCCGCCTTGGGAGCCGTGTTCACGCCGGGTGTGGCGCTTCTGACACTCACCGCTGCCGCTCGGGCCGCTTTCGCTGCCCTGTTTTGCTCTTTTGCTTGTTTGGCGGCGGCTTCAGCCTGTTGAGCTTTAGTCACTTGGTCAAACAAGTTAGAGTCAAGCCTAATTGCCTTGTCATATGCATCTTCCAACGTCTGCGCCATCCCACTCTGTAGGAGTTGGATCATCGCCGGTCGGACGTCCTCAAAATGCTCGGCCTTCAAACTAAATTGGTTGATTTCGTTCAGCAGGGTCTGGTTTTCCACCATCTCCTGCTGTTGTTTCCAGCCCATGACCTCGCCACGGACTTTGTTCAATTCGTTTTGCAACTGCCACACCATCGGGTCAACCGATTGCGATGCTGCCTGACCCTGTTGGGCGGGCTGGCCTTGCATCGCACCAAGATTGATGCCGTAGGACTGCGCTAGTTGATAGAAATACTGCAACTTGGCTTGCGGGTCGCTGTTACGCAGTTTGTGGTCGGCGTCCATCAACGCGGCCACCGCCTTGTCAGGCGTCAGCCCCAGCCCCTGTATCGTTTGCATATACGGGGAGATGGCTTCCTGCATTGCATCGGCAAACTGCGCCTTAGAGAGCAGCGGTTCCACGCCCGCACGCATCTGCTCCTCACGCTGCCATGCGTATTCCTGCATCTTGGGGTCGGCTTTCTGCCAAACCTCGTGATAATCCTTTTTCCACGACGCCGGGGGACGCTTCCAGACGGGCGGTTCTTCCTCCACCTGCGGTTCGTCAGCGGGTTCTGCTGCTTTTGGCGTAGCAAAACGCCCCTTGCCGTCACGGGCAACGGGTTCAATCGGTTCGCCACGCTCTGCCGCTTCTAAACTCTGCTCAAGAATCGCTCGGCGGTCTACGACATCAGCCTGTGGGGCTTCTTCTCGTTCCATCTGCTCGTCCACGTTAGCCTCTCCTGTGGGGATTGGTGAAATTGGCTTGTTGTCGCAGGTCGCGCAGTATGCGATCTGCTTGCTCATTGGTCATTCGGGTGTTGACCATGTGCTTGATGCGCTCAAGGCGCGTGTCTACCGGCTTTTCGCGCCGAACGTGCTTGCTCGGATCTTCATTGCCGACCTCAATGCAGTTGTTGGCCTTGAGGTGGCGTCGGTGTTCCGAGCGTGAGGTGACCATTTTGCCGTCAATCATGCTTTTGTACGGCACGATGTCGGGCATGACGTAGTGATAACGCCCTTTGGCGTCCTTTTTACGCTCTACAAACTCGCCGTCAACGTAAACGTAGGTACGTTTCATTGCTCGTATGGAGGTGTCGGCATAGTTTTTCCCATCTGCGCGATGATGAGCTTGGTCTGGGCGTCAAGGTCGGCTTTGTAACGGTCAGCAGCCTGCTTCTGTTGCAGTTCTGCCGCCTTCAAGCGTGCCTCAAAGTCCATCTTCTGCTGTTCCATCGCCATCTTGGCTTGGTTACGCAGTTGCTCCATCTGCATCTCATGCTGCATCTTGGCCTGCGTGAGCGCAGATTCCATCTGCATCTTGGACGCTTCCATTTGGCCCTTCTGCTGCAACTCGGCTTGCTTGCCTTGCTGCTCACCATCGGGCTGCTGTTGGGCGGCGGCCTGCTGCAACTGCTGCAACGTGGAGTCAATCTGCCCCTCAATCGGTCGTGCGGCCTTGAAGGCCTGCATACCAAAGCGCAGCAACTCCATCATCATCGGCACCATCTGCGGGCTGGCTTGGCCGACCGGCAGGGCTTGTGCGAGGAACCCGCCAAATGCCTGCAAGAACTGCATACGGTCTTGCTTCATCTGGTTTTCGTCCAGCATCACAAGGCTGTCGGCAGCAATGTCCACGCGGAAGTTACGCAGCGGCTTGTCTTTGAGCAGTTCCAGCGCCTGCGGGATCAACTGCTGATCCGCTGGCGACATCTGTCCCGCAGCAGCGTAGGCAAGGATCGTCTGCGGCTGAAAGTGACGGCACATGACCTGTGCCTTGAGGCGTATCAATTCAGAGGCGTAAAGGGCGACGTCCTCCTGCATGGAGCGCAGTCTTAATCCCGCGTACTGCCCTTTGATTTGCTGCGCGGTCGCCGTTTCGCTGGCGAACGAGGTGCCTCGGATGATGTCCGAGATGCCCGTGATTTCGTAAATTTGGCTTTTGATGTCCTCTCTAGCTCGGTAGCAGTTAAGTAACGCATTTGCGAGCGTGTCAAGTGGGAGGAGGTCAATGCTGCCTTTAAGGCCGCCCTTTTCGCTAAAAGCCATCCACTTATCAACTGGAATAAGCGCATTGTTGTCGCCCTCCGTCATTAGCCGTTGCAGCGCAGGCTGGCTGGCGTCATATACGCCACGCACACGCAGCGCCTTGACCAAGCCATCAATGCGGTCAGACAAGATGTCCAACTCCATCGCTTGATCTTGGTACAGCAGGAAGTCAGGCACCGGCACCAGCGTGTCGCTGGTCGTCGTGGCGAAAAGCGGTTTCGGGCAAGGGAAGAACCCTTCAAGGCCGAGCGGGTCGTCGCGCACATCAATGATCTGCGGCATCCCCTTGCAGAACCAGTACACCTTCTCGGTTTCCTTGTCCCACAATTCACAAATCTTGGCGCGGTTATAGGTGCGCTTGGCCTCGTTATAGGCGTTGAGCGGCTCTGGGCCTTGGTCTAACGGAATCTTGCGGGCCATTTCGTCGCCAAACCGCTCTGCCAGCGCCTCACGGGTCATGTACACCCAGCGCCATACGCAGGTGACTTCTTCCCATGTGCGTGCCTGTGAGTGACCAAAATCACGCCAATGGACGTAATCGGTGGGGGCGCACTCGTATTCAATCTGCTCTAGGTTCGGCGGCGCACCCTCACCCTGCTCAATGTTGGAGGTGATGGATACCCCGTCATCCTCAATGCCGATGGGGGCAACGTGCGGCTCATACCGTATCCATGCCGTGCCACGGCCACCCAAGAACCGATCTTCCACGCTGTAGGACATGGTGGAGCGGAAGTCAGGGTAATGCTCAATCTCAAAATCAATGGCCCGCTCAAGGAGCAAGCCTGCCACGCGGCCTACCGGGTCGTTGTCACCAAACCGGCGCGATACGTCGGCTTTCGGCAGTTTGGCGTAAACGGCAGGCTTTAGCGTCTGGACGTTTGACCAAAGGATATTGAAGCGAGCGGCCTCGTTGCCACCCTGCCCACGGCTATCGTCGCGGTAACGCTTAACGATCTTCTTGGTACGAGCCTGCCATTTGGCAAACTCGTTGTCGTACTGCGCGATAGTACGGAGATACTTTTCCAGTTCCGGTTGCAGTACGCCTTCCATGATTAGGCCGTGAAGCGTCCAACAGCCATGACTTCAGCGCCTGCGCCGGTCGTAACCTTCCACGGGCCGGTAGCCGAGGCGGCGTTGACTTCAATGCTATACACGCCCACCGGGGTATTGGCAGCCATCGTCAGGACGGTCGTGCTGCCGTCTAGAACGCTTAACGTGCTGCCACCGAGTACCTGTGCGGTCTGCGAGGCGGCTACTGTCTCGTAGGGGTAACGATTCGGGCTGACAATGCTCATATCCTTGCTCTCCTTGACGTTGTGCGGTCGTGAACCGCCCACATATCGTTCAACGTGACTGTGTTCTGTGGCCCCACCATCAGCGGCTTAACCTCTGGCGCTGGGGGCTTGTCAGCGACTTCACTCCATGATACCGCAACCATTCTAAATGCGTCACTAGGGTGTGATGTCCAATCATGGCGCGGCGATGCTCGGTAGGCACGTTTATCCTCGTCGTATTCACGTTGGTACTGCCGCAACGCCTCAATGCCCTCGTTGCATTTGGTCGCATCAAACCATACACGCGGCAGCATCATACGCACCGCTTGAATACCGTTCTGCACACCGATGTCGGGGACAACAGCAAGCTTGGAAATGTCCAATTGCGCCGCCAGTTGTTCAATGATGCTTTTGCCGGTCTGCAAGCTCTTAGCGCGAGCATCGTGTGGTAGGTAGTGCTTGGCAT